GTACTTGTGTACTTTCCGATTTGATACGGCCTTTTCTTTTTCAAGGGTGAACCCTGTAGCGGTCAATTCGGTAAGTAATTCTGGGGATTCGGTCAATTCTCTTTTTGTGTACTTCTTTTCGGTTCCATCAATCCCGATCCAAGTCTGCATAGTTTCCCGTTTTTCTTCAATCCGGAAATACTCGGCAACATAAACCACATCGGGGGTAAACCAATCAAACTCCACCGAGTTGATATCTTTAGGCCATGAGTTAGGGTCAATTCCCCATTCATCTTTAAATGCCTGGATAGTTTGAGAGTACAGGACAAAACAGTACTTTGCATCGGCTTTATCCTGACGTTTGGCCCCAAGGTCAAAGAATACGGAAGTGTCAGCGTCAAAGATCGGTTCAATCCTAATCCTTTGATAATCGTTATCCTCATCGGTTTCATCTTCATACTCTGCCCGGAGTCTCAAGGCACCAAAACCACCGCCCACGGCTTCCTCGAAAGCATTGTCATAGGCTTCATCGGCGTTAGAATCCTGTTCATCCGACCGGAAAAGACCGTCCAGTGTGTCAGAGAGCTTGTCATTTTTGGTTCCATCTTTTGGCACAAAATCAACCGAGATCCTGTTATTCCTGTATTCGTTGATAATCCGTAAGACCGAAAGATGGATCTTGTTTACCTCAAAGCGGGGTTTATTGGAGAACTGTTCCCCAAGTGACCCTTCCCACTGCGCCCCGGCTATAGAGTAAAACCGCCTATCCGCTAGGCACTGTTTCCTTTCTTCCTGGACGGCTGAAATTATCCCTGTGAACTGATCCATCGCCTCGGCATGGACTTGTCTTAACTTTTCTTCTTTTGTCATACTTTCATCCTTATCCCGAAGAGATCCCGAAAGAACCACCGGACTTTAAACTCACCCGACCGTTTAACCCGGCCTAGTTTCTCAGCGTACCACCTAGCAGCCTTTGAAGGCGCATTGTTGTAAATGTCCTCACATAGCTTAGACATTTGCCAATTCTTAATCTTTGCAAGTTCATTTGGAGCCAATGGCTTAATCTTGAACTCTTTGCAGATATTCCGGCACATATTCAAGAATAAACGCCTGTCTCTTTCTGCTTTCGGTCCTTTATCGTGTACAATCATTTATTTCTCCCTATGTATACTAAATCATATATTCGGTTTTAACAAGTTACCATCTAGAAATATTGGGTATAGGCTGGAAAGTGTTTGTATTTTGTTTTGGCCTGGATTGTATATAATCCTGCAATCCATAGCGGGCACAATCTAAAAAATGGTTGTTTTTATCAGGATACTTTGAAATTACTTCCCCTGATCTGTTTGTTTCAAGCGCATAATTGACAAACTCTTTTGATGCTAATGGACAGGTAATCGGGTCAACTATTATTTCCTCAAGGTCTACAAGCCATTTAATCCCATGGTCAATACTTCCAGGGCCTTTGATACAAGCCCTTATCTTTAGCCCATGGTCATTGCGCAGTTCATCTATTGACTTAGGCTCTGCGCTATCGGCTATAGTCTCAGTGCGCTTCATGTCAATGGTCATCTTCTCGGCTAACTGCCTGTTACCAATTCCAATCCCCGAAATCTCATCGAATACCCAAAGTCTACGCCGGGAGGAATCATAGTACATCCTCCCAAAACTCAACGGGTCAACAGCATATCCAAAGTCTAGACCTTGTGATATTTGACCAAAGGAAACTTTTTCCTCCCCGGTTATCGGCCGGATTGTCACGTTGTTGAAAACCTCTAGCCCTGTTCCTACTTCTTCACCTAAATATTCATGGTTGAAAGCATTTTCGTTCACCGTTTGAAGGTGCAAAGCATCGGCAATAAACCGCTTACCAAGCCATTCTTCAGGAACCGATCTATAGTCGGAGGTATGGACAATCCTTCCGGGCTTTGGAATCTTAACCTCTTGATTAACCCATGATCTAGCTGATTTAGGTGGGTTGAAAGAAAAGAACGCTGTTTTTTTTTGTCCTTCACCCCGAAAGATTGACTGTAGAATTGACCGAAGTTCTTCCATGCTTCCATATTGATCAACTTCCTCAGCCCAAAAAATCTTGATATACCCGGTTCCAAGGTTGATTGACTTTGCTTTGAGTGGGTTATCTATACCACGGAAAAGAATTTTCTGTCCTGTTTTCACGTTGACGGCTTGCATGGGTGAAGTCATAAACCGCCATAAATGGGATATCTTAAGCCTATCGGCTGCCCACTGCATTTGACCAAACACAGAGTCCCTAAGTTCATTGTCATAACGCCTGGAAATAAAGGCATGAGCCGTAGGGTCTTTGATTAGTGCAAGGAATATTTCAATCGATATAAAGGATGACTTTGTTGATCCTCGGCCACCCTTGCACCAAACTTCCTCCAGGTCTTCAACCTTAAGGTTTTTGTGGAGATCATGGAAGGATGGTGCAATTATTTCAGATATTCGGACGTTATTTGACATCGTCCATGATTGTTACTCCGATTTCACCGGAGTGTTCAAGTTCTTGCTTGTCTCGCCATTTTGCGGATTGTCTGTTTTTAAGCCAGAATATCATCGATGTTGTGTCAGGAGCTATTGTTTCCTCATATTCAATTATTTCTATATGAGAACCTTGCCCCGCTGGATCTGAAACTGACATAGGCTTTCTTACCTTGTGAGTGTAACCCGTTGCACGTTCAAAGAGTCTTTTTTCAACTTCGGCATCTTTTGCATCCTTGCCAGCCTTTAAGGACAAGGAAAACTCTGGGTAATCTTTTTTCCATTGAGTGATTGTGTCTTCTGTAATATCAAAGAAATTAGCAAGGTCTTTGTCGGTTGCACCTAGAAGACAAAGTTTTTTAGCTTGTTCAGGATACTCTGGTTTGTATTTGGTAGGTCTTCCACCGGGCATATAAACTCCAGGATAGTTTAAAATAAATGCTCCGAAGTCACTCGGAGCGTCTCGCTTGTTTGACCTTGAGGATCAATAAGTTGTTCACCCATACGGGCTAAATGGAAAGCTAGGATTTGAACCTAGAACGTCCCCTTATGGCCTTTCCATGGTTCCCGGTTTCTTCCGAGTATCTCCCTGCATCTATGAAGATAATTCAATATTACCACAGGTTTACCACGATGTCAAGATAAAAAAACCACGGCACCCTGGGGAGAGACAGGACACCGTGGCAAGGGAGAGATAGTTATTTATACAGGGGGATCGGTGAGAATGTCAAGGTGATCTATGTTTGTGTATTCATGTATTCCAGTGTATTCGTGTTTTTTATAGATGAGTCACGAAATAATTCTATTCACCATATAGGTTTATTTGATTTGTGTACTCGTCTTTTGTGTTTTACGTGTCCATAGCCTGTATAGCGTGTTACGTGTGCGGTTAGAATTATACGGGTGTTCTTTATATAATATTAATTCATTTTCTAATATAATATATGAATACACGAGTACACAAAGTGAAATAATTCATTCTACTGTAAGGAATTAACTTGGTGACTCATCTATTCAAAAGACGAGTCACAGATAAATACACGAGTACACAAAACGCCATTACATAGGGCTTGACATGGCATAAATAATAGTTTAATATAAATTATCCGTGGGTGATTTCTCGGATATCCTCTGTATGGGGTATTAAATTAAGAGGCTTGCGAAAGGGCAAAACTGCATACAGGCGGTTTGAACGGGACTTATCAACCCGGCCCTTTCGGAAGCCTTTTTTATTTTGTAAAGGGCGAAAGATGATAATTTCCTACACAAAAAACATATTAGACAAGTCAGCTGTTGATTATGTCCCGATCAAGGTAAACAGTCCTGATCAATTTTTAACAATAGTAAAAAAGCATGGGATAACCCCAGCCCAGTTCAAAGGAAACCGCCGGAAGGGTGAGAACTTCTTATCAACTGACTGTTTGTTTTGTGATATAGACAACACGGAAGAGGAACCTTGTACGATTGAAAGATTCCAGGAAGATTGGAAAGCCTACAAGTTTATCCTAGTAACAAGTAAAAATCACCAAAAAGATAAACCAAAAGCCCTTGGCGGGATCTGGCCAAAGGCTGATCGGTTCCATGTATTTTTTCCTCTAGGGTATACGGAAACCAGTTTTGACAAAGTAAAAAACGCCCTGTCATCCATGACAAGCAGGTTCAAATACCTTGACCCTGCGGTATCTAACCCGGCACAGCAGTTTTTCGGTGCTGCGGATTCCATACTTATTTACAATGATGGAAAGAATATAAAGATAGACGAGTTTTCAGATATTCCCAAGCAAAAAGAAAATCTATTCGATGAATGCCCTGAATATTTAATGATAGAAGGCTGTGGCATTGAAATAATCAATGAATCCTATCAAAGCGACAATTCTTTACCACCAAAGAGAGAAGCCCTTTTTAATGGCCTCCTGGAGTGTATGGGGAAAGGAATGTTTTCAGGGTACAAAGAATGGATAGCTCTTGGGGCTGGCCTTAAAAATGAGGGATACTCTTTTGATGATTGGATGCGGTTGTCAAATCCCGAGCAATCAAGCGGAAAATTGCGGGTTGAAGCTGAAAAAAGCTGGAAGTCATTTAACGGGGAAGTAACCGGGGGAACATTAACCGAGTTTGTAAGGGCGGTTGATCCTGATTTCATGACTACCAGGGGGGCTGTAAAGCAGTTCCAAGAAATAGAAGAGTTAAAGATAAAATCAAAAACAAAGAACAATACAGAAATACAGTCAAAAAATACGTCTAAAGATCTTATTTGCAATGATTTGAATAAAAGGATGCCTGTAACAAAATGGGACCCTGATCATTGTGTGATAGGTAAAAATGAAAAAGTAACCCCAATTCAATCACTTGTTAATTATGAAATACTTTTA